TCTGCGGGAAGTCAGTCCCAGTCCACTTCAGACGGGACACCATCCTCTTGAAGCCGGCGGGACGGCGAGAAGAACGCTTCCCAGGGAAGCGATAGCGCTTAGACGCGCCACGAACGAAACGGCGCACAGTACGACGGTACGACTTGCGCTTCCAATTTGCAACATTTGATCCTGTACGACCCCTCTTGTACCCCATTTATAATAACTGATAATGGGTAAGGCGTTTTTATAAATTCGTCAATTTAATTGATCGGCCCTTCGGGCCGATATACGATCAGTCTTTTCAACGCTACTAGGCCGGGGCCAACCATGTCTAATCCAGTTTTACACTACGACTTCACTCTAAATCTCAACGCCGTCGACGTTAATTGGGCGACCGTCGCCGATATGCTGAAAGGCCTCTGTCGGCAGTGGTGTTTCCAGAAGGAAGTCGGCGAACTCCGTAAGACGCCGCACTATCAAGGACGACTTTGTCTGAAAGAGAAGATGCGTCTGGTGACCCTCAAAAACAAGTTGAAGGGGTCTGTGCTAGAGGGTTGTCACCTATCGCCGACGTCGACGGCGAATAAGGGTAATACCTTCTACGTCCAGAAGGAGGAAGGGCGTGTGGACGGTCCGTGGACCGATAAGTCTAACGCCTCCTACATCCCGTTGCGTGTACGCAGTTTCAGCCCGTATCCGTGGCAGCAGAAGCTGATCGATCTGGCGATAGACAATGACGACCGCTCAATCCACGTGGTGTTTGATCCACAAGGCGGTGTCGGTAAGTCAACGCTGATGACGTACATGGTAACGCATGGCAAAGCCGAGTGTATCCCTCCGATGAAGGATCACAAAGACATCATGCGTATGGTGATGAACCTCCAAAAGAGCCGCTGTTACTTCGTAGACCTGCCGCGGGCCTCGGACAAGAAACACATGACGAACATGTGGGCGGCTTTGGAGACAGTGAAGTCCGGAATGGCGTACGACGATCGATACGAGTTCAAGAGGGAGTTCTTCGAACCTCCGAACATCATTGTCTTCACCAATGTCATTCCGGACCGCAATCTTCTGTCGGAAGATCGCTGGGTTGTATGGACGATAACCGGCGGAAATCTTGTGCCATACAACGAATAAAGCTAACGCTTTTTTTGGCGCTTCGCTGTAATACTAGCAAAAAAAGCTAAACTTAGAACTCTCTTCTTTATTTAGAGGAAATCGGAACTTTTGGATCCACCACACAATTTACTCTCATTTCACTTAGAACTGGCTGGAACGGCAATTTCGGTGGAGCCGTCCTCACGGGTAATTTCAACATCTTCAGTGTCCATTTCGGCCATAAGTCCTTCCTCCTCCGGAGTGCTAGCAGAAGGGTCAGCGGAGTTGTTGAACATCTTGGCATAGTAGACAAGGTTGGTGTTGACCTTAATCTGCGTACCGGTGTTGGTCACCATAGAAATCGCAGAGATGTTGAGCCAGTTGGGAGCAGAAGACGATCCGTTGTAATAGCCAAGCAGACCTCCATTGGCGAGATACTGTTCCCGAGTGAGACCGAGGAACTTCCAGGGGTTGACGTAGAAAGAGACAGTCTTGATAGCAGAGCCTCCGGCAGACTGATTCAGGTAGATGACCTTACGGCAGTTAGCTGACATAGCAGCACCGTCCAGTTGATCCTGAGTAATCCCAGCAGGATAATCGTTGGAGTCACCATCGTCACAGAGGATGCAGTAGATGCCCACCATGTAGATACCGGGGTTCACGAACTGAAGCGTGACCTTCGTACCGAGAACGTAGTAGTTGTGGTAGAGACTGGAGTTGAGGAACGTAGAAAAGTGGTTCACAGACGTTCCTCCAATGGCACCCTGCGGGTCATACATATCAGTCAGACGGTACATGATCCGACCGGAGTTCGAATTCCCAAGGGTGTTACCCATGTTGAGATCAGCCACCTCCTGGTAGGTGAACTTCTTGAGCAAAGTCTGCGGGAAGTCAGTCCCAGTCCACTTCAGACGGGACACCATCCTCTTGAAGCCGGCGGGACGGCGAGAAGAACGCTTCCCAGGGAAGCGATAGCGCTTAGACGCGCCACGAACGAAACG